GTTTCTGATACACTGTCCCGTCGTCCAAAACAATCACACTGTGAACAATCTGATCATACAGATTCCAAAGTCGTTTCTTATTCTCTGGTGTTTGGTCGATAGCTCGCAACAATCGCCACCTGATATCACGCTGTCCAAACATTGCTGCCTGGAACAGGGAGGAATCATAGGCGGATTCATCCAACGCAAATGCATTGGCATGCGCGCTTAATCGCTGGTACAAACGATGGAAGCCAAGATTATACTTGGAACATCCAACGTAACTCCAAGTCTTGTTATTGGATTCATAAAACTTGTTATTCATATCCAAACACAAGCGGTTACATGCAACAGACCCTTCGGTCGGGGATGCCGTGAAAGTTCGCGGCTTCTCCAACTTTTCAAGCGGTCGCAATTCCCGTTTCAGAGAACTGACCCAAAATTGAATCAGCGGGTTATCGGTAGCCAATGAGGCCCAATATTGCTCCATGACCTTAGGGAACACGTCAGAGTCGAGAAACTCGCCCTTATTCGTGAACCAAAGATTCCACGGATACCCTGCACTAGTAGCGCGATCTGCTTCCTTCACACAATCACACAACGTCGATTCGCAACTCCCACTCATATAGGGTGAGAAATGTTTTTCAGTCCAAACTCCTGCTTCCGCCCATAAGGCATCATCGAGGATAGGTTGAGACCTATTATACTTTGCGATACTCGGCGCCATGTGGCGTGATCCGGGATTGCACATCTTGTACTTCTCTTCAAACTTAATGTTACGCGCCAACATCCACTCCTTCACGAAGCGATCAGTCAGCCGTTTGTCTTTGTAGGGTACGAAACGTCGTACTTGCCCCAAGAATGTCATATGCGGTCCGAATTGCTCCGGCGCATGCCTGATATTCTGAGGTTGGCCAGCTCCAGTATAGAAATCACCCATGCAGGTGTTCCAATACTGGGCACACATCGTCTGGAGATTTACCCCAGCGATTGTGCCGGCCTCCATTAGTTTGACAGCGCGGCTTTCACCGAGCTGCCCACCGGGATGCTAACATTGACCTTTTCGGACGGGATAGCACCTTGGTGAAAAGCAACAACCTTTCCATCGGCTGCAACTAATGGGCCACTACAGTTACCATCGTTGGTCGCACATGTGTGATATTTATCGTAAAAACGACCACCGCTAAGCGATAACTCACTTGCAAGTGGATTTTCATATCCAAAATAGCAAACCTCCTCTGGTTGGTCACTGGGAGACCGCACATCAGCGCAGTCTTGCCCATCCTTACCAATCTTTTCTTTTGGCATAGGGACCATCACCAAGTCATTCGCGATTTTGACACTCTCGGCAGTCTTGAACTCCTGTTGTGTCTTATCCGTGAACGTGATCGTGAATGAATCAGCTTTGGTACTTCCTGCACTTGATTTTCTGAACAGCACATGCTCCACGAAAACGATAAATCGCCCCGGAGCTTTCGCGCCTTTAACAAAAGTACAGTTCACAAACTGATTTCCACACATAACACGTCCCACGAAACGCGGTAACTTGTACTGTGAACGACCGAACAGAGCTTCTTTCTGAACGGTGCGACTCGTCAACTTGTCAATATTCGCCAAGTTACAGTCTACTGAGACTGTGGCTCCTTGCACTTTGGTCACTAATTGCTTAGTTCCTTCCCGTGGGTGCTTGAAGGGGCAAGCATTAAATTGGTGGTTGTGACACTTCTTACCTTGTGGTGGCGAACATGGCTTTTCGGCCATGCGCGCGACCTGCTCAGAGGTGAATTTTCCATCCAAAAACTTTTGCCCAAAAGAAGTTGGTTTGTTTTTGTTAAACTTTTCCTTCTTCTCTCCAACGTTGTCGCTTTCAGCAACAGCTGGTTTCTTTCGATCCCGCCGCTTCTGTTGTTTTGCCTTCTTCTTAAGAGCCTTCTTCTGTTTGGACGTTTTCTGATCGTCCGAAGACTTTTCCGAAGTCGGTTGCGCCCCAGATTCATCCTGAGCAACGACCTGTCCCGTACCAGCCTTACCACCTCCCTTGAGATGGGCAGTATCATCCACATCTGGATTCACACACTGGCAAGAACCTCTTGCATTACCCAACGGATTGCCGCATCCACGACAAACTTTCGGGCCTTGGTCATTGTGCTGATCATCTCGAATACCTTTACGGTTTTGGCGATTCTTTGACGAACCACCCGACTGATCATACTTACGCTTCTCAGCTTTCATTTGCTTCTTGGTTTTTCGTGTAAACCACCAAACAATCACTGAGCAAATTCCGAGGAGTAACAAAGCAATACACACTTTGCGCGCCGCGG